GCGATGCAGAAGCAATACCGCCGCACCTACTTCTCGACGCCCTCCTCGATGGCGCATGAGGCCTATTCGTTCTGGACGGGTGAGCGCTTCAACAAGGGCAAGCCGGCGGCGCAGCGGATCAGCATCGACGTCTCGCACGACTCGCTACAGCAGGGCCGACTGTGCGAGGACCGGATCTGGCGGCAGATCGTCACCATCCTGGACGCGGAGCAGCGCGGCTGCGATCTGTTCGACATCGAGGAGCTGCGCCTGGAGTACAGCGCCGAGGCCTACGCGAACCTGCTGATGTGCCAGTTCGTCGACGATGGCGCCTCGATCTTCCCGCTGGCGGTGCTGCAGCCGTGCATGGT